TTATATAAATAGAAAAAAATGGAATGATTTATCTGAATTTGTATATGTTCCACTAGATTTGAAACCTGGAATAAAAAAAACCGAGCCTTTAAACGGGAGCAGGTCAAAGCTTACAGGAGAAATGCTGGAACAGCTCTTTGAGTACGCAAGAAGAACAAATGAGGACGGGAAACCTACTTATACAAATCAGGAAATAGCAGAAAAACTAGGAATATCTGTTTCCACATTTTATAAATACTATCAGGAAAACATACATTTTTACAAAGCACTTAGATCTGCAAGAAGATTAGGACAAGTAGAAGAGGCAATGTTTAAGACTGCGACAGGATATAAATACGTAGAATCTAAAACTGAAGATATAGTTATTGGAAATATTGGGAAAAAAACAGGAGAAATAAAAAATACAAAAATAATAAAAGAAGTACTTCCTGATGTTCGTGCACAAAAATATTTAATGTCTAACATAGCTCCTGATGAATATACAGAAAATAAAAAGGTAGAACAGAAGATAACTGTATCTGAAGACATTAATCTTTCACAATTATCCGATGAGCAGCTTGAAAAAATGTTAAAGGATCTGGAAGATGGAAATAAAGAATAATCTTAAAAATGAGATATTAAAAAGAAAAATACAGAAAGAAAAAGCAAAAAGAAATCTGCTTGATTTTCTTGTTTATGATGGCGAAGGCAGATATAAAAAGGCTAAACATATAGAATTTCTTACAAGTAAAATTCAGGAGTTTGTCAATAAAGTGGAAGCTGGACAATCTCCTAGGATGTTTATCTGCATGCCTCCACGTCACTCTAAATCTGAAACAACAACAAAAAAAATGCCAGCGTGGGTAGTTGGAAATAATCCGGACTGGGAAATAATTATAGCTGCTTATAATGCAGATCTTGCTAGTGATTTTGGGAAAATAGCAAGAGATACATATAAGAAACATAATAGGAATGGAAGTAAAGTATTTGATAATGAGCTTGATAGAGATAAATCAGCAGGGTCTAACTGGGGAATAAATATGCATAGGGGTTCTGTTGTCAGTACAGGAGTTGGTGGTTCAGCAACTGGTAAAGGAGCACATATTGCAATAATAGATGATCCTTTTAAAAATAGAGAAGATGCTAACTCTAAAATACAAAGGGATAAAGTTTGGAGCTGGTATCAGTCTACAATCCGTACAAGGTTAGCCCCTGGTGGTGGAATTATAATTATTCAAACCAGATGGCATGATGATGACCTAGTAGGTAGGATTATTAAGGAGATGCAAGCAGGAACAGGAGAATTATTTGAAGCTATTGTTTTGCCTGCCATATCTGAAGAGAATGATATTCTTGGAAGAGAACCAGGAGAAGCATTATGGCCAGAAAGATATTCTTTAAAAGAATTGGAATCAATCAAGAAAGCTATAGGAGAGCGAGAGTTTATTTCCCTTTATCAGCAACGGCCACAGGCAGAAGATGGCGGTCTTTTTAAAAGACAGTATTTCCAGTACTTTAAAGTAATAGAAAATAGATATATTGAAATAGCCACAGCCACAGGAACAAAAAGAATAGATACAAGAGAATGTTTTGCTTTTCAGACAATAGACACGGCTCTGACAGTAAAGAAGAGCAGTGACTCGACTGCAATAGCAACATGGGCTTGTGACAGGGAATATAATTTGTATCTGATTGATTTATTTTTAGATAAGATAGAAGTCCCGGATCAATGGACAACAATAAAACAGTACAGACTAAAATATGATGGATTTTTAAAATTTCAGGCTATAGAGACTAAACAGTCCGGAATAGGGATAATACAACAGGCAGAAAGAGAAGGAATAGCATTAAAGGAATTAATAGCTGATGTAGATAAGACAACGAGAGCATTGGCTATTTCAGTAATGTTTGAAGCAGGGAAAGTATATTTTTATCAGAATTTACCTAAATTATTAGATTTAGAAGAACAGCTGATAAAATTCCCAAATGCTGCACATGATGATGCAGTTGATGTGTGCAGTTATGCCGGGATTGTTGTAAATGAACTAAATAAAATGTTTATTAGCTATGAGAAAAAATTTATAGGAGTATAAAATGGATTTTATGAAAGCGGCAGCAAGTAAGCTGGTAAAAGAAATAATAAGTTTAGGAAGTTCTTCCGTTTCAGGAGAACTGACAGACGATTTAGTAAAGCGGATGTTAAAAGACATGGATATTAAATCAGCGATAGAATTAATGAATGAATCTGTCATTTCCCGTGAATGGATGATTGAAACTGATGAACTGGAACATAAAGAACAGGCACTGGAAATACAGAAAAGATTTAATAACATGAATATGTCTAGAATTTTAAAGGATATGTTGAAAGCAGAGGTTAAGAAAAAAAGTATTTTTGAAATATCTTTTGATAATATGGCCATAAATGATTTGGTGCTTTTACCTAACAAATATATCAGTTATGACAAGGAAGCAGGATGGAAAATAAAAACAAGAGATACTGAAATTATTATTGAAAATGAAAATAATAAGTTTTTAATATGCATAAATAATGGCTCTCTTGAAAATGTTCAGGGAGAAAGTGAACTGGAGCCTCTTGTTAAACCATTTCTGGCCAAAGAAAATTTAGAAAATAAATTAAATGCAATTATAGAAAAATACGGCGATATTATTACTGTTTTTGCTTATGAGCCACCGTTAGAAACAGCATCTAAAGAAGAAAAAGATAAAAGATACAGCAGTGTAGAAGAACAGGCAAAACAACTGAAAGAGGCAAAAGGAAAAGATGTTCTTGCAGTTCCTGCTTCTGGCGAAAAACCGCTTAGTAATTTTGTTGAGTTTATTAAATTAGACGATTTGAAACCAGAAATTTATTTGCAATTGCAGGAAGCAAAAGAAAAAGCTATACAGAAATACATAATAGGATCTACTCTCGTTACAGGAGTAGACGGAAACAGTGGGAATAGAGCTTTAGGAGAAGTGCATAATGAACAGAAAGAACTGAAAATAAATGCTAAAATAAAGAAAATTAGGGACTGGTTTCAAAAGTTAATAGAAATAGATGCTGAACTTTATGGCTATGACTCAAGAAATTTCTATTTTAAATTTGTAAAAGAACTGAACGAAAAAGAAACTCTTGAACTTGAGACTAATAAAACAAAAATTTTTTCTGATAAAGTGAATTACATAGTAAAAATAGTCGAAAGTGGCTATACTTTTACAAAAGAAAAAATAGCTGAAATATTAGGAATTGAAGTAAATGATTTAATGGAAATTAAAAAGGAAAATAAGAATTTTGAATTTTCTAAACTTAAAAAAAAACTAGATATCAATAAAATAAGAAAAAAACGTGAACTAATAGAAAAAAATCAAGCAAAATTTGATAAGTTTATCGATAATAACTTTAAAAAGTGGCAAAAAAAAATATTAAAAGCCATACGTGAAAAGATAGAGAAAATAAATAATGTATCAGATTTATTTAATTTGAGTTTTAACTATGATAATAGCTTAGAGGATATGATGTTAATGTCGTTGATACAAGGCTTTGATAATGCTGTTATCATTGATAATGAAATTACAGAATTTTCAGATGCAAAAGTCATAACAAGAAATGCTGCACTTGATATTTTTTTGAAAAAACATCCCTCTTTATATAATGATATTGAAAATGAAATAGAACATGCAAGACAAAAAAATTTTTGGATTAAAAAAGTCACGGATGTAAATATTACTGAAAAAATTTTCAAACAAATGTCAAATACTCTTGAAAATGGTGGAACATTTAAAGAATGGAAAAAAGATGTAGATAATATTCTATCTCAAAGTGGATTGATTTTAAGTGAAGGATATTTAAAAACGGTGTTTCGAACTAATATGAATCATGCCTATAATGCTGGAATATATATGAAAATGAATAAGTATAAAGATCGTTATCCATATTATCAATATTGTGGAACATTAGATGGTAGAGAACAGGAACATACAAAGGAATTAAATGGGAAAATATTTGAGATAGGAACAGCTATATCAGAAAAATATTTTCCACCAAATGGTTTTAATTGCAGATGCTATACGGTATCATTGACAGCTGATGAAGTAAATCCTAGTGAAGTTGTTACTGATGGGGATATTAGTCAAGACATAGGAGATTTTACGGGCAATATTGGAACTGATAAATATATAGAAACACTTAAAAAGAATTATAATGAAAAAGTAAAAAGTATTGAAAAAATAGAAAAAGAAGTGTTGCAAAATATAGAAAAAGAGGGTAAAATTAAAAAAGAAGAGAAATTTGTAGAAGCTAAAAACATAAAAGAAGCTAATAAATATGCTGAAGATGTTTTGGGGATTAAAGCTGATTACAGAGGTGTTGATATAAAGTGTGCTAACGAATGGAATAAAGGAATTTTTGAAATGAAACAATTATTCCCTGAAGTTACTGACAAATTAAAATTTGTTGGTTCCATACAAGGTAGAAATCAAAGCATAAAGAGAGAATTAACATACTATTTTAAGGAAGAAATAAATAGTAAATACAAAGGATTGTATTCAGAAAAATTATTAGAATCTATTGTTAAAGAGAATGTTGATAAAATATTAGACTTGATTAAGCCTAAAAAAAATACAATGGCTGTTTCTCTTTCATTATCAAAAGATGTTTTAATAGATAATCCTGAACTCAAAGTTGTATTTGAGCATAATGGGATTTCTATGAATAAAAATTATTTTCAAGATTATGAATTCGTAAAAATGGATAAAACAGAACAAGTTAATGAAAAATGGAAGCCAATAGGAACTAATACTGTAAAAGGAACTTTTGATCACGAATTTGGACACCAGTTAGATAAATTTTTAGATTTAAAAAATGATAAAGAGATAGAAAAAATACATAAGCAATTAACAAAAGAAAATAGTTTTAAAGAAAAACTTTCAGGTTATTCTCAAAAAAGTAAAGCTGAAATGATTGCTGAGGCTTGGAGCGAATATAGGAATAATTCAGAACCTAGAGAAGTAGCTAAGAAAGTTGGAAAGAGGGTTGAGGAACTATGGCAACAATATCAGAAAAAGAAATAAGATTTAATAAAGAAATTTCAGAAATTCTTTATGGAAATGGCAAAACATTTGACGAAATTGTTAAAGCTGATATTTCTGAAAATGAGTTTAAGGAACAAGCTAAAAAATTATTGTGGACATCTGAAGAAATTGAAAATTTTCTTTCAAAACATAAAGAGGAAATAAAAATTGGAAAATTTACACCATTAAGAGTAATTATGTTTGAAAATTTGGTGGAGTAAGTAATGATAAAATGACAATTTTACCAAAAAACAAGGAATATCTATAGAAAATAAAATTAGGTATAATTTTTGAAAAGATTTTATGTATAAAGGAATATTATGAAGTTTGAAATAAAAACAAATGTAGATGAATTTTCATTGAATTTTAGTGAAAAAATAGAAGAAATTCAGCAGGAAGAGTTATTAGAAGAAATAGGCTTCTATATGGAAAATGAAATGAGAAAAAGATTTGATACAGGTACTGATATGAATGGCAACGCCTGGGCAAAACTAAAATATCGCCAAGGGAAGCCGTTGCGGGATACAGGAGCTTTAATGGGGTCGTTAGGAACTGCAGAAATAAGCGGCAATAAAATTTCTGTTTTTTCAAATTTAAAATATGCAAGACTACATGACCAGGGTGGAACAATAGAACCAAAGGAAAAGAGTATTCTACATTTTAAAATTGATGGAGTGGACTACTTTTCTAAAAAAATAACAGTTCCTTCCAGAAAATTCTCAGGAATTTCTGACAAAAATAAAAAAGAAATTCAAAAAATTGTAAGTGAGTATTTTGAAAAGAAATTAAAATAATTTGCTAAAAATTGAAAAATAATATATAATATTTCTATGTAAAGAGACCTAGAGTCCAGTTTCGTGAAAACGAGCTGGACTTTTTTTATTGTCAGTTATGACTGACAATAAAATGAAAGGAAATAAAATGAGTTACTTATTATTCAAAGCGGGAGACTACGGCAAAAAAGGGAAATGGACAGGAGATAAGTTTAAAAAACTTATTGATAACAGGAAAGAGCTTGACATTATACCTTTTCATACATCGGAATTTACTAATAAAGGAATACTAAAACATGAAATACCGATAATTGGAAAATTTAAGGACATAAAAATAGAAAACGATTCCATAATTGCGGAAAATGTTGAAATTTTTAATAAAGAACATTTTAAAAATAGGAAAGTCGACAGACTTTCTGTAGAGATAGAAAACGAGAAAATAATTCGTGTAGGTGCATTACCAGAAGGGGTTGCTCCTGCAGTTGAAAATTCAGGATCATTAAAAAACTTAGAGTTTTCAGCAGAAGAAATTGAAATGGAATGGATAGAACAGGATAAAATAATAAATTTTAATATTGATAGAGGTGAAAAAATGAATTTAGATGAGATTTTAGCAAAACTGGGAGAAATATCTTTAGAAGATAAGATTAAAATCATAAATGCAGCTTTAAAATCACTGAAAGAACATGAAATACAAGTTGCAAAAAAAGATATAAATCTTGATATATTGAAAGATAAAGAACCTGAAAAATCAGAAGAGGAAATAAGAAATGAAGCAAAAAAAGAATTCCAAAAGGAACAGGAAATAAAAGAATTCATGGAGAAAAATAAAAATAAAATTACTCCTGCATTGAAAAGTATAGGAATAGAAACACTTATTACTAAAGTAATGAAAGATAATGATGGTGTTATAGAATTTTCTGAAAATAATCAAACAAAGCAATCTAATTCTAAAGAAATTTTAGAAAAATTATTTGAGAACATGAAATCATATGGAAAAAATTCAATTGAATTTGGAAATGATGGTTCAGAAAATGAAAGCTATGCTGAAGAACAAATAAGAAAATATAAAGAAAGAAATGGAGTGAAGTAGAATGGCAGAAAAAAATAGAGTAAATGAAACAAAAGGGGAAAATAAGGATTTAGTTTTAAATCAATTTCTCTCTCATTATAATGTAACATTGAAGGGCGGAGAAACAATAGAATATGGTCAAGCACTTTCGCTAGATAAAACTACAGGAAAATACATAAAGTATGCTGGCTCAGGAGCACTTCCGAAAACAATTTATTGCGGAATTGATGAAAACATAACAACTTCAAGTGACACTGTTATTCAAGTAATTAGGAGTGCAGATATTGACGGAAAATATGTGAAGGGAATTTCGAAAACAAGCTATGAAGCTATAGACAACTTGGAAAAATACGGAATATATATAAAATTTTAAAGAAAGGAATTGATGTATAGATGGCATTAACTCAAACACAAGTAAAATTAACAGCCTTATTTGCTGTTGTGGAGAAAAAAGTACAAACTCACTATTTAGATAGATTTACAAATTCAAATCCTGAATTTTTAAGTGAAAATGAAACAATAAATGTTAAGGATTTAAATGATTTTCTGGTGGAAGCAGGAATAATAGAACGTGGGAGTGAAATTCCTTATATAAAAGTAAACGGAATTGATACGACATCAATAACTCCTGACATTATTGCAGCTTCTTATCCTTTAAGACCTGTAATGCCTACTTCTACTGTAACAATGATTAACGGTAAGGAAGTTTCTGCACAGGATTTTGAAGAGGATAGAATGCTTGCAAAATTAAAAAATGCAATTCTTAAGACTAAAGAAAAAACAGCTGCAAACATTTTCTTGCAAGGTAAATATTTACAGAAAGAATCAGGAACTCTAATAGATTTTAAATATGATGCTGCAAAAGAAATTGATGCGAAAACAGTAGAAAACTGGGTAATGTTTTTCTTTAAATTAATAGATGATTATGAAGAAAAAAATGGAATCTATCCTGATAGAATTGAACTTGGAAGAAAATTATTCGAAAAAATAATAAAAAATAATGAATTTCTTGAAATAGCAAAAGCATACTCAAATAGTATAGGACTAAGTTCTGATAAACAACAAGTTTATCTGGATCTGTTAGGACAAAGAATATCTAAGCTTAAAAACGCAAAAACATTTGATGATGAAGATATAAATGTTGATGATTATATTTATTTATCTTCAGATTCTGCTCTTGTTTCAGGATATGCAGCACTTGAAGCAGTGGATGACTCAGGAAATCCTTTTGTTGCAAGAACAACAGAAATACTGGATAAAACTCCTGCAAATAAGGAAACGGCAAGAGGGAAAATGTTTGCAAAAACAGGATTTGTTCCAATTCTTGCCATAAAAGAATTCATTGTAAGATATAAAATTAAAAATATAGACAGTATCACTATGTCTAAGGCAACAGCTACATTAGATGCAGTAGCAGATTACTATTTAACTATGGATGTAGCAGCAATGACTTCAGCTATTAGTACTCTTACTGATAAAACATTACTAAATTACATGTTAGTAAAAGAAACTAGAACAAGCGGAAAAGCTGCAATAAATGCTAGATTAGGACAACTATAATAGAGGTAATCTATGTTAGAAAAAATATCAGCGACTTCTCAGGAAGTCGCTTTAAATGAAGAAAAACTTGAAGAAATAAAATATATTCCAAAAACTATATTGATAGAGATATGTAGAATATCTAAAAAAAATTCAGAAGAATTAATAGAAGATATTAAAAAAAGACTTGAACCAGATGCAATGATTTTTGTTAAAATTTTTCTTGGTCAGGAAAAAATGGAAATATTATCTGAAGATAATAAAAGAATTTTAACAGAATTATACGTTGCTTGGAAACTGTATGAAGCAATGGAAAATGAAAAAATATCAGAAGATAAAAAAGAAACATTGTATAAATTACTAGAAAATTTAAAAGGTGTTTCAAATTCTTCCGGAAACAGTCAAAATTTAGAAAATGATAATAAATACGGCGAAATAAGAGTTTACTAGGAGTAGAAATGATAGAACTGTTATTAAAAAAATTTGAAAAAAGTCTGGCTAAAGATTATCCTGATTACACTTTTTTTATAACAGAAGAGATGCAAGAAGAAGATTTTATAAGAAATTCTGTTATATGTGAGATATCTGGGATAACTGTATTAAACAGCAAAAATTATACTATAAATTTGAATTTCTATATTACGAAACCAAAAATTCAGGACGATTTAGGGCAATTTATAGTACAAACATTGGATATTCAAAAAAAGATACAGGAATTAGATATTAACAAGACATTTTATTCGGATAAGCTACTAATTGAATTTGGGGAATTAAAAGCAAAGGAAGTAAAAGATACTTTCAGGGTTTCACGAATTTCAGGCCAGTTTAATATAACAAGACCAGTTGAAAATATACTGGAGCAAAAAGAAACCTATATGAGAAGACTTTTTGTAGATAAAAAAGAGGTGATAGATTAATGAACGACAGTCCAAAATTTGTTCTTGAAATAGAAGAAAGAGCGGCAACTGCTATACAGAGAAGTCAGCAAGGAGTATTAGGAGTTATTTTATTTGATTCAACAAAGGAACAGGAAATATACAAATTTGCAAACTCTCTTGAAGTATTGCAAGCGGATTGGAATGATAAAAATTTTAAATATTTAAAAGATCTAGCATTTGTCGGATCTCCGTACAAAGTTGTAGTAAAAAGGATTAAGACAGAAGAAAGAACGAGTGTGAATTTATCTAAAATTTTACATGAAATGGAAAATGAAGTAGATTCTTTTGTTATTCCAGAAGCAACAGAAACTGAGACAGATGGATTAATATCATATGCAAAGCAAAGACATGATGTAGAAAGAGGAAAAGTTGGGGTAGATTTTGACCAAGCGTCATTTTTTATATTTGTTGCTTCAGATAAAAATCCTGATCATCACGCCATAGTTGTAAATGATATAGATGAAGTAACAGTAAATGGTAAAAAATACACAAAATCTGAATTTGCATTGGCAATAGCATCACTTGAAGCAGGATGTCCAATAAGTAGAAGCTTGACAAATATGAAAATGGGCTTTATTGAAAGCTGTAAATTACCTGAAAGTCCAGGAACAATAACTAAAGCAGGAAAAATAACAGTAACATCATTAAAAGATGATACTGGATTAAGTTATTATGTAATAAATAGAGGTGTCACTTCTTTTATCAGTCCGACAACAACTAAGCAGAGAAGATTCAGCAAAATTAAAGTCGTTAGAACTCTATTCATGGTCACTGAAGATCTTAAGAAAACATGGGATACTTACAAAGGAGCAAATAATAATGATTATCATAGAAAAATGGCTTTGATTAATGCAATAAACGCTTATACAGATTCACTTATGGAGCAGAGAGTACTTGATTCAAATTACTCAAATGCTTTTGATATAGATATTGCCGAACATAAAAGAATTTTAATGGTGGAAAGAAATATGACAAGAGAAGAAGTGGACAAGATAAGTATTTCTGAAATAAGAAGAATAAACACAATTGACAGAGTTTATGTAATATGTGAAGAACTTATGCCTATTGACGCAATGGAAGACTTTTTTGGAAAAGCTATAATTAGAAGTTAGGAGGTAATGACAAATGGCAGATATAGATTTATTTAAGGCTCATGAGGTCATGTCAGGATCTTATGGGACTTGCATGATGAATGGAAAAGTGGTAGCTGAAGTATTTGAATGGAAAGCTGAAATAAAGATTGATAGAAAAGATATTAAACTTCCTGGCGGACAAAAAGGAAAAAAAATAGTAGGAGCTTCTGGAGAAGGAAGTCTGAAAAGATATAAGCTAAATTCAAACTGGACAAAAGATTTTATGAAAATAACTAAAGGACAGGAAGTATATTTTGAACTTTATCTAGAAATAAATGATCCTGATGCAGCAGGAGCTGAAGCAATAAGGATTACACAATGCTGGAATAGCGATGGTTTTGAATTTGCAGCTAAATCAGGTGAAGAAATCACTGAGGAAATGAAATTTGGATTTATAGCTAAAAACTTACAACTGGTGGAAAGGGTATAATCTATGGATTTAAAAAAATTATTAGCTGAAAGAGAAGCTGTATTAAAAGAAAAAGAAAATGAGCAGCTGATTGAAATAAAAATAGAAGGCTATTCAGAAAATTTTATATTAAAAGTTCCAGAAAGAGAAGCTTTAATTGAACTTTTTAGAGCTCTCGGTATTAAAAAATTTGAAAAAGAAATAATAGACAAAATTTTTAAAGAAAATATGGAAAAAGCGCTAAAAGCAATTGGAAACTTTGTTTTTGAATTATTTATTGAACCGAATTTTGTTGAAGAATCAACAGAACTCATGGCTCAGTTTAATGTTCAAAGCAGAAATGAAATTTTAAACAAATTTTTTCAGGCAAAAGAAATTTTAGAAATCTTTGCAATAACTGTACAAAGATTACATAAATTATATGAAATGTCTGAAAATACAGCAGTTACAGAGATAAAAAAAAAATCAAAGAAAATAAAGACAAAAAGCTAAATGTAATAATTCACTATATTCAAAAAGGATGGACTCCAAAAGATTTTGAATATATGAAAGAGGAACTTTGGGATTATTACATAGCAGCAATGGAATTGGAGAAAGAAGAAAAATCTGAAAATAAAGCTCTTAGAGAAATCTTGAGTTTATAAAGGTTCAAACATGGAGTTTGAGCCTTTATTTTTTCAGGGAAAGGGGAAAAAATGGCCAGTGATAGCTATATGGCAATGGAAGTTCAGGTTGACTTGAAAGATGCAATTTCAAAATTAAGCTCCCTGGCTGATAAAATAAAAGACTTAAGTGAAACTACAGAAAAATCTGGAGAAAAAAATGAAAAATTCAAGGAAAGTTTTAATCAGGCAGCGAAAGTATTATCAGAAACTGGACAGAAATTAGAAAAAACAAAGAATAAAATGAAAGGAATAGAAAAAGAAACTGAAAAATCCGGGAAAAGTGCAGATAAAACTGGTAAAGAATTTGATGACATGGGAAATTCAGCTGAGAATGCTGGAGAAAAAGGGAAAAAAGGGTTAAAAAAGCTCTCTGATGAAGCAGATAATGCTAAGAAAAAAACATCAATGTTCGGTGATTTTTTTAAGGCCGATCTTGCTGTTACTGCTATTAAAAAAGTAGGTAAAGCAATATTTGATTTTGGAAAAGATGCTATAACTACTACTGTTGGTTTTCAAAAAAATATGAATGAAGTATTTACAATGCTTCCAAATATTACTCAACCAGAAATGGCCAAACTTAAAAATGATATTTTAGACCTATCAGATAAATTTGGAGTATTGCCTGAAAAGACAGTCCCAGCATTGTATCAGGCATTGTCCGCAGGAGTACCTCAGAATAATGTCATGACTTTTTTGGAAACCGCTCAAAAAGGTGCTGTAGCAGGAGTTTCTGATGTATCTACAGCTGTTGATGGACTATCTTCAGTTGTAAATGCCTGGGGAGAAAAAAATATAACTGCAGCACAGGCTAGTGATTTGATGTTTACTGCTGTCAAAGAAGGAAAAACTACATTTGGAGAAATAGCAGGAAGTATTTCTAAAGTCGGTCCACTAGCTGCGAGTCTAGGAGTCCAATTTAGTGATGTAACTGCTGCGTTAGCAAGTATGACTGCAAAAGGAACTCCTACAGAAGTAGCTATGACACAATTAAAAGCAGCTTTTTCAGAATTATCTCAAGGAAGTTCTAAAGTTTCAAAGGAGTTTCAGAAAGCTACTGGAGGATCTTTTAAAGACTTTATTGCAAAAGGTGGAGATCTTCAAGGGGCTTTAAAAATTTTAGACGAAAGAGCAAGAAAATCCGGAAAAGGAATAAATGAACTTTTTGGAAGTGTTGATGCAGCACAGGTTGCTTTATCATTAACAGGTGAAGGTGCAAAAGGATTTGCCGAAGATCTTGAAGCAATGAAAAATTCAATTGGAGCTACTGATAATGCTTTTAATACAATGAATCAGGGAATCGGTCCGACATGGGATAAGTTGACAACAAGAATGACAACGAGGATGATAAGACTTGGCGACTCAATGGCTCCTACTATTGAAAAAATTGGTAATGCTGTTCTGGGAATCTTTCCATATTTAGACCAGATGGGAGTTGCTTTTCAAAGCCCAATGTTTTTAGAATTTGTGAGGCTATTATCTGAAATTGGAGCTACTGTAGGCTCTATACTAATGCCTGTATTAATGCAATTAAGTGGTGTTATTGGTGGAGCATTAATGAGCGTATTTCAGAATTTTATGGCAAATGGAGAACAGTTTAAAACAATATTTGAAGGTATATCTAATATTTTAGTAATATTAGGAGGAGCTATTGTAGAAGTTTTTCTTGAAATTACTGGCATATTTAATATAGTAGTCAGTGCAGTTGCAGGATTTGCTTCGGCATTCCTGCAATATAGTGGATTAGCCGGAGGACATAGTAAGCAACTGGCAAACAATATCTCCCAGGCGTTTACTACAATAGGGCAAATTATCTCTGGCGTATATAACTTTATAGCTCCCATCATTAATTTTTTAGCACAACTATTAGGAGCGGTACTGGGATGGGCAGTAAAAGGATTAGTAGAACTCTTCGGACTTTTAGGTCAAGCAATTAATTCTGTAAGTGGATTTTTCAAAAAGTTATTTAATAAAAAGGATGCTGAAGAAAGTAAGAATGCCATCAAAGATGTCAACAAGGAATTACAGGATTTAGGGAAATCAGCTGAAAAAGGAGCAACTGCAAATGTCGAAGTAAATAAAAAAGAAACTATTGATACAACAGTCAATTTTAAACCAGGAGACATGCCTCCTATTGTGACAGCTCAACCTCAGAATTTACCACCTCAAAAAGTAGAATTTGACACTAAAAATTTATCAGCAGATTTACAAGGAATAGGTAATTCTATACAAAATAATCCTGCTGATCAGACAAGAAATAATAAACTATCTGAGATAAAGTCTGAATTCCCTGCTTTAAAGGCTGAGATAACTGCAATGAAAAACATACTTAGTCAAAAATTAGATGCTGTCGCAAATGCTATAAAAAATAAAAATTTAGTCATTAATGTGCATGGGCTGACTCCTGACGAAGTTATAGCAAGAATAAAGGCTGCAATAGAGAAAGGATAAAAATGTTTAACTTAGATATAAAGATTTTCATAAAATTTGAAGAATCTATAGACTACAAAAATTTAAAATTTTTAGGAAGTAATAGTTTTAATACCCTTGATTTTCTTCAAAAAAAAATGAATGATACAAAATTTTTAGGAAAAGCACAGGATATGCTTAATAATGCAACATCTAAAGCAAATAGTAGTCTTGAATTATTAAAATCATCTAATTTATATACATATGCTGACAAGTATTTGACTACTTTAAAAGAATACTATTTATTTCCTGTTTCTCCTGCTGAAATAAAATTTAAAAGTGTAGGATCATGGGAAAAAATAGAAACTGTATCTGGAATACTGAAACTGAAAAATAAAAATATTTTACAGGCGTTATCTTTCAGTTCATTTATTCCGGAACAAAAATATAATTTTGCCTCGCATCACTTGCTGGATCCTTTCACAACTTTTTTGTTGTTTAAAAGTCTAGAAATGAGTGATAAACCTATCAGATTTATTTTGACTGGAAAATTTGGGAAAAGTTCCATATCTTCGCTTATAAATCCCGTAGATTTAAATTTTTTAGCTACTGTCAATAGATTTGATGCAGAATTTGACAATATGGGAGCGTTAAATTTTGATATAGAGTTTGAAGAATTTCATGAATTTGAAGAAATCAAAGAAGCAGATGCTTTAGAAGAAAAACTATATTATAAGGTGGAATAAATGAGAGTAATAATAACAAATCCAGAACAGAAAAGATATGATATTTCAAGTTTAGTCAAAGATAACATACAGTTGAGCAGTAATATAGATAATATAACAGCTCAAATGGATTTTGAACTTGCTTATAATTACAGGGAAGAGCTTCCGTTTTCTCCAATAGATTTGGAAGCAGGAGCATGTTTTATCGAACTGTATGATAACCAAGACACATTAATATTTCAGGGAATTATACCAAAAGTGCAGATAAATAAAAATTCTCCGAAATTCAATGCCTTTGATCCAGGATTTTATATTTCAAGAATAGCCGACATATTTCAGTTTAACAATATTCCTGCAGAAGAATGTATCAGAAACATGTTAACAGAATTTAAAATGCCTATTGGCACTTTAGAAGCTACCGGAATTAAAATAGATGAATATTATTATAAGGAAACTATAGCTGAAGTTATAAAGAAAATAATAGAAATAATAAAAGAAGAATCTGGGAAAAACTATTATTTTTATTTTAAAGATAATGCTTTCCATTTCTGTGAAAGAAATAAAGATAAGTATCTAGACAGCTCTATACAGCCTAAAAAGTATAGTATTTTGATAAATAATAAATACATTGATATCTTCAAATTCATAAAAGATGCCTCTTATTCCTTATCATTTGAAAATATGAGAAATAGCATTATTGTTGTTGATGGAGATGAAGAAAAAATGAATAAGACTGATATGGCCAAGGATGATGAAAATATAAAAAAATATGGATTGCTACAGTATGTAGTAAAGCAGGAAAAAAACGATCAGAAATCATCTTCAAAAGAAAAGAAATCTTCCAAAAAAACTGATAAAAAAGGAAAAAAGAAAGGAGATGATAAAAATAAAGGCAAAAAAGGAAGAACAAAAAAAAGAAAATAA